GACGGACCAACACTTAGAAATAGAAAACTATTTTACAATGCAATTATTAGTAAAGCATCTGTTTGGTTACCAGAAATGAAAGATAAAGAGTTTGATGACATCATGAGATTAAAATTTGAATCAAGACTAATATCAAAAGATTACGTAGAAGAAGCAAACGAAGATTTAGTATTTAAGAAAAACTTCTCTTCTTACATTAAAGAAACAAAAGCTTATACAAATAAAATAGAATTAGCAAACTATGGTTTCCCTTATTACAATATGAAAAGAGCACAATTAGAATTTGATCTAGATAATTTTGAAGACTACTTACATAAACAAAGAATTAATATGCAAAGAGTTGATTTAGTTTTGAATGTACAAAGAATTTTAAAAGCTAAAAAAATCAAAGGTAAAGTAAACAATAAATCTTGTGTGTCCTGGAGAGTATTTAATTACGAAATAGAAAAAGAGAATTTAATTATTGAAGGTGAATCACAAGACATTTCAGAACCAAAGGAAATAACTTATGACGCCTAAATTTATATCGGGACCTCCAGGTACAGGTAAAACAAATAAATTTTTAACTGCTAAATATTTAGAATTATTAAAAAAATACTCACACGAAAAGATTATTATTTTATCACACACCAATGTTGCTGCAGATGAAATAAAAGATGCAGTATTAAAATTACCAGAAATAAAAGAAAAAGGACTTACTAAAAAGTCTTTAAAATATAAAATTTGTACTATTCATTCTTTTTGTAAAAGTAGATTGGTGGGTAGAAAAGAAGTATTTGATGGTGAAGATCATAAGAATTTAAGTATGGTTAATACTTTATTTAAAATTCAATCTGTTCAAGGTTTTGATCCTGATAAACATAACTTTTATAAATATTTAAAAGATGCATTTGGTAGAGGTTATGAGGATTTAAAAGACTATTGGAAAGTATGTGATAGAGATTCTTATAAACCTTATACAATCAACATGATTGAAGAAATGCTTCCTATCTATCAAGATTATAAAAAAACTAATAATGTATGTGATTATGATGACATGATTAGAGAGTTTTTAGATAAGGCTAAAGAACCGGATATAGATGCTTTAATTGTAGATGAAGCTCAGGATAGTAATGTTGCTCAAACAAAAGCTTTAGAAAAAATGTCTACTAACACTAAAGAATATTACATGGTTGGCGATGCAGATCAAACTATATTTGAATTTGCAGGAGCTAATGCAGATTACTATCATAGATTATCTAAAGATGCAGAACAATTGGAAGAAGGTTATAGATGTGGTCAAACTATAAATTCTTTATGTAAAGATATAATTAAACCTATATGGAATCATTACGGTTATGATCGTATATGGAAACCTGCAAAAGGAATAGTGGGTAGTCATTATTATTTACCAAGTTTAAAAACTAATTGTTCTTCTATGGAAAAACTTTTAGATAAAATAGAAAATACTAAAGAGACATTTTTATTTACTTATAGAGGCAACCCTTCTGATAGTTGGGTCAAGGAATTTTTTAAATATCATGGAATCGAGTTTGCTCATGTAGGGAACACGGCCCACGTGCCAAAAAAAGAATTAAGATGTCATAAAATATGGCCAGAGTTTGTAAAAGGTAAACCGGTATCACTAAGACAAATAAAAGATTTTTGGAGTTACATGGGAAGTAAAGTAGTTGTTAGAGGTAAGGGACAAGAAACTTTTGAAGATTGGATTAATCAAGATTACACAATAGATACTTTAATTAGTAAAGGTTATTTAAAACCAACACAAGAAACTGATTTTGCAGAAGTTAGAACTAAAACAGATAAAGATAGAATTGTTTACATAAAAAAAATCTTAAGAAAAGGTTTTGATTTTGATGGAGACGTCAGAGTTAAATATGGAAACATACATACTGTAAAAGGTATGACGTTTGATAATGTTATAGTTGATCAAACTGCAACAAGAAGAGAAGATTACTTTACTCAATTAAGATTAAAGTATGTAGCCTATAGTCGAGGAAGAATAGATTGTTGGACTATAGCATCACAAGGTAAATATACATTAGGAGGAAGAAGATGACACACAAAGATATGTTTAAAGATATAAGTTATGAATCATTAGAAAAGCAGGTAGGCGGGAAACATTATAAGTCTATGAAAATTCAACCTGCACATTTTATAAATGAAAATAAACTTTTGTTTGCAGAAGGTAATGCAATAAAGTATATATGTAGACACTCAAACAAAGGAAAAGCAGAAGATATTAAGAAAGCAATTCATTACTTAGAAATGATATTAGAGAGGGACTACAATGTGTAAAAATCCAGAAGACTTAGATTTAAAAGGAATAGATACAGTAGCAATCGATATAGAAACTTATGATCCTAATCTTAAAACAAAAGGATTAGGTGCCATAAGAAATGATGGTTTTATTACCGGTATAGCTGTAGCTACAGGTAAAGATACAGTTTATTTTTCTCTAAAACATTGTGATGATACTAAAAAAGGAGAAGAGTTAGAAAAGTTTTGGAAACAATTTAATAAAAAAATACTGCAAAACCCTGATATTACTAAAGTTTTTCACAATGCGATGTATGATGTATGTTGGTTAAGAGCAGCTACAGGTAAAATGTTAAAAGGTAGATTGGTTGATACCATGATTGCTGCATCAGTAATTGATGAAAATAGATTTAAATATTCATTAGATTCTTTATCAAAAGATTATTTAGATGATAAAAAATATAAATATGATTTACAACAAAAAGTGTTGGAATGGTCAGAAGGTATGATTAAAGATCCAATGACTAACATGCATAGACTTCCTGCATCTATTGTAAAAGATTATGCTAAACAAGACGTGGACCTAACTTTAAGATTATGGAATTTATTTAATAAAAAACTTGACGAAGTATTATATATTAAAACACATGAAGATGGCAAGAAAGAAGAAAAAACTTGCAGAAAAATATTTGAATTAGAAACTAAATTATTTCGTTGTTTAGTTGACATGAAATTTAAAGGCGTTAAAATTGATGTTCCTAAAATTAAAAAGTTTGGTGAACACCTTAAAAAAAGAAAAGATCAAATTATAGAAGCTATTTATAATAAAACAGGTGTTAAGATAGATATCTGGGCAGCAGCATCTATTAAAAAATTATTAGATCAACAAAAAATTAATGATTACAAAGTAACTCCTAAATCTAAAATGCCACAACTTCCTAAAGATTATTTAAAAAAACATAAAAATAAATTTTTAAGAATGATTGCTAAAGCTAGAGAATACGATAAAGCAATTAATACTTTTATTGAAGGTTTACTTAGTTATGTGCATGAAGGAAGAATACATGCAGATGTAAATCAAATTAGATCTGACCAGGGAGGAACTGTTACTGGGAGATTTTCTATGTCAAATCCTAACCTACAACAAATACCATCTAAAGGTTATATTGGTAAGAAGATGAGAGAAATGTTTTTACCTGATGAAGGTATGAAATGGGGTAGTTTTGACTACTCGCAACAAGAACCACGGATCGTGGTGCACTACGCTATCAAGTTAGGTTTACCAAAAACAGAAGATTTAGAAGAAGAGTTTAATAAAAATGATGCAGACTTTCATCAAATTGTTGCAGACATGGCAAAAATTTCTAGAAAACAAGCAAAGACTATTAACTTAGGTTTGTTTTATGGTATGGGTAAATTAAAATTACAAGCTGAATTAGGTTTAGATAAAGATAAAGCTGATAAATTATTTAATGAATATCATAAAAAAGTTCCTTTTGTTCGTAGATTATCATATGATTTAATTGATTTTGCAAAAGAAAATAAACTTTTATTTACATTATATGATAGATTTTGCAGATTTGATAAATGGGAAAGTCTTGATAAAGAATGGGATCCTGTAAAAAATAGATATAAAGAAATAAAATTTTACACAGAAGAAGAAGCTAGAAAAGCCTACAAAGCTGAAATGTTGGATAAATATAAGGAAGGAAAAATAGATCCTAATTACATGGATTATTTTGAAAAATATTATACTCCTGCATTTACTTACAAAGCTTTAAATAGATTAATACAAGGATCTGCAGCAGATATGACTAAAAAAGCTATGGTAGATTTATATGAAAATGGTATAGTACCTCACATACAAATTCATGATGAGTTGTGTATATCTGTTAAATCTGAGGAAGAGGCAG